TTTAATCCTTTAAGCTTTAATTAATGTTATTTATAACAGTTATATGAGTTGATTTGCCAAGTCTTATTGTTTTATCTAGTTAATATACCACCAGCTGAGTCTGCAAATACAGAGCCATGCTTGCCGTCAAAGTACGATTGATCCATAGTCTCGAATGTGTTAGAGAATTTAACCGCTTTAATTGTTCCGTCACTATCTTCATCGAACCTAGGTGAGTTGGCGTCAATAGCATCTTCAATATCGTTGTACATAGCATCAAACTGTGCAACAGTAAGTTCGCTGTATACCTTAACAGTTGCATTAAGATCAACACGTTCTTTATTAAGACCTGAATCGCTTGTATCATCAAAGATACCAGTGATAGAAGTGAAGGCAGTCATACTTAATGGAGTGCCTGTAAGTTGTAATGTAACTTGACCAGCATCACTATCTAAGATAGCCAAAGGTTGAGTTCCTAAGTTTAGGTTTCCTAGACTTTCAAGAATAACTTCACCACCAAGAAAAAAGCCTGATGGATGCACAAACGATTTGTATAAGTCTCTCCACTTTGCAATTGGTACTGATGAACGAACTAATATAGATAATACTTGATATAGCGCACCATTCTGAATATATCTCAATGATTCAGAACCAATTTTAGATTCACCTACAATAAACAGGTTAGCTTTAGGATAAACAATCTCAGGTTGCTCTCCATAGAACGTTCTAAAGAAAGTTTCAGATGAAGATAAAGAACCTTTAATTCTATAGTTATCAGCAAGCATACCAGCTATCAGCCGTGGGTCTTTAAAGTAATCGGCAGTCACAAGACCTTGACCGATTTCTCCGAATATCTGATTTAGATAGGTAAGTTCTGTTGCCCTTACGTCTCTTAACTTATATAAGTTCTGTATATCATTATCAAATCCATGATTTGCATCAGAATCCATATAGTCGTAATACTTCTCAAGAAAACTTACTAGCTTAGGATACTCGGCTATGTAGTGTTCAGGAAGAACTTCTCGGATCTTGCTAGTCGATAGATTCTGACCTCTGCGATCTTCATCAAGTAATGTTTGTTGAACCATTATAGGGCTACTTGTGTCTTGCCGTAATCTACTGTACCAGCAGTAAACGATCTAGTTGTATCGATATTTAGTACATAATTTCTAAGGGGTGTAACAGTTCCTTGATTTGCAGGAGTTACTGATATTCTAATATAATCAACTCCACCAGAAATTGATACTGGTGCAAACCCTGTTATTGAAATAACACCAGTCGTAGCATTGTAAGTACCCACGTTACTGATTTGAATACCACCATCTGCATCAACAACTTGAAGTTGTGTAGAACTTAATAGATTGCGTATAGTACATAGCTTACTATTAAATGTAAATGTGTTAGAACTGACAATATAGTGAACATCGTCTGGTACGGCGAGTTGGACAGGGAAAGTGACATCGTATGCCTTGGATGTTGCCAATGTAGGCACAAACCTTCGTTGCAACTTTAGGTCTATTTTTGAATTTAAAATAGAGTCACCTATGTTATCAATCTCTGTAAGTAAATTAGACCTTCTGAATGTTTTACCGAATGCGTTTAGATTAGTTGTAAAGTAGTTTGACACAATCGTAGCAACATTAGTTTCGGCACTTTTTAATGTGACGTTGGTTTTATTAGGGTTGAAGTTAAACAATGTCGATGTTTCAAGAAACGTTATAACAGGATCAACAAACTTTGTATCTATTGTCATAATAGCCAAAGGCTTAATAAGATTAGTTATGATTTCATCTTGAGTAGCAACCTTTGATGCGGCTGATGTCGTATCAGGAAACTTGAGAGATACAAACACTTTACCATATTCTGGTGTAGGTAAGTTATCTTCTCCGCCCCAAGCAATACAATCAGATACAGCTGGATATTTTGAAAGAATTAAAGCCTTATAGTCGTCGGCAGTAACAAGTCTGTTTTGAGCAGAGAATGCAATAGGAGCATTTGATCTAATAGACTCTATTGTTTCTTTGTCTGCACCGCCACTTGCGACTGTAGATGTCGTTGATACAATAGTATAAGCAGTACCATCAACTGTGATTGTGTTAGTTGGAGTGTATGTAGCACCACCATTTGACAATGCACCTTTAGAGGATAAGTACGACACAACGATCTTATTGCCAGCAACAGGAGCTAGTCCAGTTGTAATGCCGTCACTGAATGATAATTCATAGAAAGCATTAGGGGATTCTCTTAATTGGAAAAGCCTTGAACTTGTGTCAACTGTAATTGCCTTATGTAATTCCGAGTACACAATGAAATCAGAAGAAGCTGATGAAGTGAATACGTTTATTGCAACAGTTTTTGTATCAATGGACGTTTCAGGAATGACATAAATCTGACGATCTGTGGCTGAACCAACATAGAATGTTTTTGTTTTTAGAGTGCCTTCGACTAAAGGTATTGCCGTAGTACCAAGAGCACTTAGGAAAGAATAGTTACCTGTGCCGTCATCAGTAGCAGTGTGTGCCTCAAGCGTATAGAATGTGTATGAAATGTCATCAACACTTGTAGTAAAAGTAGAATACTTTGGTAGCGTTATTGTAGCTGGTCTGCCTACAGCAGTAATAGTAGTCGATAGAGCTACGTGTGCAGTTGCAGAAGTAATTGATTTTGGATTGTATCCAAGTGTTTCTGCATGTGACACAACAGATGATCGTAATTGTGCTGTATTTAAAAATGATTCATTAAGGGCAAAGTTTGCAACTAACCCATTGAAGTGAGTGTTGTGTGCCAAGACATCAAGTATGTTTGATAATCCAGATGCTTCAAAGTTATAATCAGCGAACTCGGTTTGTTGTGACAAGTGCGTTTTAAGACTTGTTTTGATTGTTGCAAAGTCGAGTTGGGTTGACTTGATATTAGTAGCCATATTATCTTAGCCTCGTTATGTTTGTTTCGAGTGTTACAATCTCATCGGAGCTTACTACTTGAAATGTTAAGCTGATACTGATACTATTAGCATCAGGTTGTAGATTAGTAACGACGTTTTTTACTTTTGCTCTTGGTTCGTATCTATTTAGAACTGATCTAATGACAGTATCAATTTCGAATATGCTGTCGTTATCTGCTAATTGAAAAAGAATGTTGTTTAAATCCCCACCAAAACTAGGTTGAAAAGGCTTCTCATATTTATTAGTCAATAGTAGGTTCTTAACAGCTTGTTTAACAGCCGCTGCATCTGTCTTCTTGAATATTTCACCAGAAGGTTTCTTTGCAAATGTTAAATCTATATCACTGAACAATTTATTACGAGTTGTTACAATAGATCTAGCACCTAAGTTGCCGTCTTCCACTGAAAATGCTCTTGATACCATTTTTATTCGCTTTTTATTAACTTTAGGGTTGACAACTTAGTATAACGTGTATATAATAAAGAAGTAATATATGAAGCCCAGTATATACTCAGCTCTTTTAGAATCATTACTAATTAAGTTTATTTATAACACTTATTACTAATCTTATAATTCATGTAAAATTAAATCACTAGAAGATAACACATTACCATTATATCTTGTTTCTACTTCGCTTTTAAAATTACCATCAGTCACATCATAACTTTCGTTTAACATAGGGCTTATGATTATCAACTGACAACTTAATGGCACTTTAGGATCATAGCTATCATAGTCTAATATTATTTTCTGTGTAGTGGCTAAATCTTTTAAAAGATCAGCAAGCCAAAACGTTTTTTCAATATCTACAATACCAGACTCGTTTTGTATTTCCCATACAGCCGCACGTCCTTCTGACTTGTATTTATTAACACTATCTGACCACCCTTTTGATGCAACATCGTTTGGTCTTACATTGTAAAGACCTTCTATTACAACTATTCTATAATTATGCATCTCATTCTTAAATTGAGGGTCATTATACTTTTGTAATATATCAGCGTTCACTTGAAAATTTCTGGCTATCTGCGCTCTATCTTTTTTAGGAACTTGAGATATTATTCCAGTCGCACCTTTAGCACCAGTATATGTCGCCAAGGTTATTGATCCTGACAACTTAGTTTTATTATTAATAATAGCATCGTTTTTTATAACTATCTCTGGTTGATAATTAACACTTGGATTAGTATCTGGCACAACAAAAGCAATGTTATTACCTCTTGATGCACTGCCAGCAGAATTTCTACTAGTTCTTGGTGACGACTTTTTACTTTTAATCTCAACTAAATTTGGTGGGTTGGTTTTTGCATATGATGGAGATAAAATTCCAGACGCTATTGCTTGACCAATAAATGCTGTATTAGTTTTATTACTAGGAGTTCTTAGTGCCGCACGCACTTCTTGTATATTCAATTCTTTTGTAGAGAAGCCACCTGTAGCTTTTGTTTTATCTAATGCTCTTAATAGATGATCGTCAATATCTACTTTAACATCTACAGCACCTATTGTTGTGTTGAATAATAAATCATTTACAATAGCTGTCG